GGCCAATTGATCGACATACGGGCGATCGAAAAGTGAAACGAGACAAATACGTGCTCGTTGCTTAGTGACATCATCTACTATATGTGAGGCCATGAATCTCTTTATATTAAATAAACAACGCTGCGAGCGAAGCCGCGAGTTGCACGCCTTCCCCGACGGTTGTAGCAGCTTTCACTGCTGCATCCCAGAAAGATCCAGCTTGCTTCTCAAATTCAGCCTCCTCTACACCAGCGTCATCTACCATTCGAACACGTGGAACCCACTCCAACATATTCCTAGTTGCGGCTATGACATTAGGTTGGTCCAAAGCAGCCGGGCTGCTGAAATCTATCCCATAAATAGTGGAAGAACCACCTCCAGTCACAGGTACACTACCTTTCCCGCTAGGGAGACCTTCATAATGCATAACGTATTCTAAATTTATAGTAGTTGACTGTCCAGTTCCGGTTTGCCCACCCTCTACCAACACGGCATAACCGACTATACCGTATGTACACACACTAGAGCTGGGCGAATATACATTCGTAGTGCCAGACATAGCACCCTCAACACCAGTGGGACACCACGGCTCTCGGAGACCTCGGTAGTGCTGGGCTTCATCGTCTACTGAGTCAAATAAACAAAGAATCTCATTATTCAATAAAGAAGTACAAGGAAAGACCTGATAATCCGGCTGATTTTCCATTTGAGATATAACATCAGCAACTTGAGCAGTGTAACTTGTCAAATTACTAGACGGAATGGAAGTATTCCAGCCGTAAGCAGAGTTATTATACGTCCAGTCCCACACAATGGGCGCTATATGTATACGTCCCTGAGTCACGGCAAATCCACTAGTACATGACACCCTAATTCCCCCTGCTACCAGCCGCACCAAAGACAATTGCTGTTGCAGCGTTCCGATATTAGATGCACTTAAACACGTTCCCTGATAAAAGGGAGCCACCGTTGGAGGTGTAGCTGGCGCTATAGTGGCATCATTATAAAGTAGACCCGTCGTAGCAGTAGATGGCCCGCCTATAACGGGCATAAATAAAGCTGCCGGATCTGCCATACAGAAGCCCATAGCATAGCCATTGTTCGTCACATCAGTACTCAAAACCGTACAAAATCTAATTGAAAATGGTATACTAGGTGCCATATCAGCATCAGGTATCTTAGGATGATCACTAACATTCAAAGGATCCACACATGCGCGTGCATATGAATGCAAAGATTTGTAACCAAGGCGACCACTACGGTTACCTCTATTACGTCTCCCACGCTTGCGTGTTCCCGTTGTAGGAACTCCAGCCTTTTGCTGATTGACAATAAGTGAAGATCGAACAGCTGGGGCTAAAGTCGGAACTCCCGAGCGCACCGCCTTAGCAGTTGCTTGAGCTGTTCCAACACGTCGTCTATTCCTACGCCTCCTAGGGCGAACAGGAGTAGTCGCTGCCACCAATTTGCGGTTACGATTCCGATTACGATTAGGCATTGAAATAATATACAAATGAGACTATATATAAATCCAATAATATATAAAAAGACGTATCTCTTTATGCACACCAGTACCTAAACACCATTAGTCAACAATATCTCATCCCATTCGGCTAACCGAGACCAATGTCGCAAATCCCACATTAGTTGATCACGGTACATGAGTCGCTCCACGCTGTCCACATCCTTACTAACGTAACGGAAAATTGTTTTCAACGCGTTTTCCGGCTCACCCATCCATGAATCAATCCACGTAGTACTGCAGAAACTGATTCGGTCTTCCATACGGATAGTACCTTTTGTCCGAAATCCCAAGGCCTTATACTCTTCACACAGACCAGGGAAATATCGTTCGATAGCATCATCTCCCATCTGACAATCAACACCATTTGCAGGCAACTTACCGAGTCGTTGACAAACAATATCAATAAGTATTTTCCGCATGTGTGAA